GTGAATTGGTTCGAACAATTCAAGAAAGATTTTGATTTCAATAGTAACTATCAAATAAGTAAAAAAACAGGAATAACCGCTAGTAGTTTAACGAGACTGAATAATTCTGATGATTGGAAAAATGTAAAAGTTGGTACAATGATACTATTAGCTAATTCTGTAAATTTGTCGTTAGATGACTTTGTTGAATACTTAAGTACAAAAAATAAGCCTACCTCTCAAATCGAGAAGTAGGCTTTTGTTGCATTAAGCACAAAGTACTTCAATACTCGCTTATTAGTTTTCTTTTAATTTCATAACCATAACCACTAGTCCGCTATTTGTTTCGTAGTTTTGGATAACTTCAAAACCAAAATCACTATAAAAATCAATTAATCTCGGCGTATCCTCACACTCAATCCAAACATATCTAGCGTTAATAATTTTCTTGGCTTTTAATACCATGTTGTAAGCCAGTGTTAATATTTGAGTTCCGTTTATTGCTTTTAACTTTTTAGCTTTTTCTGAATAATTTTTACCAACTTGACCAATCAAATAGCTATTTACTCTATATCCACCTGACTCTGTTTTAGATCCATTCTGGCACAATCGACGTTGCTGATTTTTTGCTAGCCCTTTATAATTTTTTTTATTCATAACTAAAGGCTTGTTAGCCAAAGAAAAATAGCCAACTAAAACATTCTCGTCACCAGCACTCGCGAATATTAAGTATGTAGTAGATAGAGTCATTGATTCATAACTGATAGCTTTTTCATGTAAAAAAAATTCCACATCGTTAACTTTTCCAGTCACAGGATGCGGAATTGATTTAAATTCACATAATATTTCTTGTACCTGTTTTTTGTCAGAAGAAGCATCCAATAAGTCCCTTAAACTAATAACCTGTACACTCATCTAATTCTTATCTCCAAAAAAAATAGCTTTTATTTTTGATTTGTCATCAATAAACATTACATTATTAACAGCTTGTTTTTTTGGTGATTTGTTATTATCTAGCACTTTGATTAAAGCGTTAGCGCTTTTTTTATTAAATTTGTATTCTTCTGTAAAACTTTTAGTAGCCATAAAAATCCCTCCAATTTTCATAACATCTATCCTTCACATAAGACAAATATAACACTAAATCGTTATATACACAATAGAAAAATAGCTTAAAAAACCATTGAAAACACAATGAAAACAACATAAATAGGACAAAAAAACTCACAAACGTTATTTTCTCCTTAATCGTAAGCAATATACGCTTTATGTAAAGCTCTATTAAATAACAAAAAAACCGCTCCTAAAAAGGAACGGTTCATCGTTAATTAATATCCAGTCCCCCAAGTATTCGCTGGGTTCCCGTCATTTTCGCCAATTGGAATATAAACACGGCTTCCCTTCACATCAGAACCACCAAGCCACACATAGCCATCAGCGACACGTACAGAGTCATATTTGAATTGGGCACCTTTAGGCCAAACTCCGTAAACAGGAGCATTTAAGCTAGGTGAACCATTTCTTAAGACAATGCCAGCGTTCACGCCAATAGTGAAAGTTTTCACTGGCGCTGGTTTGCTATTTTCCCACAATTCCGCAATATCGCCATCGTTTGCATAACCTAACAATTTACCACTATTTTCAATCCGATATAAATTTTTACGTCCTGATAATTTTTGTGTAATGGTGCCCACTTGTGTCCAAAGATTGTTAGCATTGATATGTTGTTCAATTGGTGCATCTGGATTTTTGTAGATTGTTGTGAAGCGAACGTGTTGCCCCACCTTATACTTTGGTGCATTTGGTTTACCTGGGTTAACAATTGTTTCTGAACCATCTTCTGGCAATCCTGTCTGCAAGTCTTGTGCTAGTTGCGCCTTATTGATGCCCCACTGCGCCAAATAACCATAAGGATCTGTATGATCCCCCCACCAATTTTTAGTAATCCAATCATGCGTTACGATTCCGTATCCTGTTCCATCATCCAGGTCAAATGTTGCACCAATTTGTGTTGCTAAATCACGAATCAAATTGACATAGGCAGCATAGTCTTTCTTGAATGTTTCTTTATTATTCGTTCGAGCAAGTTCGATCTGTGCATATGCTTTTGCATTGGCTGTCGCTCCTGCACCCCACTGAATCTGTCCAGCCGGTGCCATCTGCTTCACTCGACCACCAGAACCAACAAAATAAGACACATAAGCACTCGTCCAGTTGCGTTTCATATATGCCGCTTCGTTGTCTAGGCTATTTGGACCAACATTGTTCCCATTCCCTGACTCATGCAAGACAATTAATTCATTGGTAGCATACCCTGGAAAGTACCCGCCAAAATTAATAGGGTCTTGCTCTACTTGGTAAGCTTGAACATTTTTCGGAATAAATACGGCTAACAACGCTAGTAACATCAACAATCTAACAGTTTTTTTCATGTGTTACCTCCTATTTATCTTTTTTGATATGTTTAATAAAATCCTCAAATAATTCGGTAATAATACCCATCTTTTGATAGTTTTCAAAGATAGACTTAATTTCCATCAGTAGATAGCCGATATACAAAACGTAAAGCAAGCCAATTCCTGCACCACCAGGAACTAGCGGAGCCAAAGGTATGAAAAAAAGTAGCAAGACCATGCTCGCTACTTTTCGTAAGATTCCATTGATTCCAACTTTACTTTTAAACTCAATATCGGGATTAATTTTTGCTGCAATTGTACCGCTAAGAAAATCAATGATCATAGCAATACAAATCATAGTTAATACGTAAATGGCTTTATGGTCAGAATCGATCAAAAAGCGACCTAAAAAATCAAACATGTACATAAGTACCACCTTTTCTTTAATTTCAACCCTTAAATTGAATAAACAACCGACCCAGCCGCCCAGCTCGTTCTGTCTTTCCAGTTTAATCCAACAGCTAACGTCCCAGCAGTTGCACCAGTCGCCACGATGCGACCGCGAATATCAAACGAACCAACTTTCACATCTCCATTTGCTGCGCTAACCCGAATGGTACAAGGATTATATTGACTCTTCATAGGTATCGCCCATTCTGGAAGCGTAGCAATCACATCATTTTGAGTATTCGTACCTTTTTCAACATTGAAATTAATGTGAATTCCTCCACCGACTAATTCCTCAACGTATGTTGCGTTTGGGATCCCTTGATTACTTTGAAAACCATTTTGATAACTCAACACTGCGTATCTTTGGTTTCCAGAAAGTGAATTTGTCGTGATATATTCCACACCTAGCTTTTTCATTCCTTCAAAACTATTTTCTGGGACTGTCCAAGTACCAACTTTAAAACCAGCCATATGCAATGCTTTAACATTTGCTGTTGACAAGCTAGGATTACTATATGAGCAACTAACAGCCGCTGGAACACCTAGTTTTTTGATCTGAGCAATTACACTTTCGTTAATTGCATCAACAAAGTAATGCAGCTCTATATTAGGATAGTAGGTTCTGATTGTGTTCAATATATTGGCATCAAATGAACCAATAACGCAATTTGCTTCGCCATATCCATAAAGATCCAATGTATCTTTTAACAAATCAAAATTAGCTTTGCTATAGGTTCCAGATTTAATTTCAATAACTGGAACTTTATTTAATTCTTTGCAAATTTTCAAATATTCTTCGAAAGTAGGCGGCGTTTTTTCTGCATCTGACAAACGAGATAAATTTTCTCCTGTGTCAATTCTTAAATTTCTAAATTGAGCTAGTGTCATAGATGATACTTTACCAGTACCATTTGTTGTGCGGTCCACTGTATCATCATGCATGACAACCCATTGACCATCGCTTGTGACCTGAATATCCGTTTCGATACCCCAATGCCGTCGCACCGTTTTAAATGCTGGAATTGAGTTTTCTGGATATTCTGTGTTATTCCCTCTGTGAGCAATCCAATTTAAACCCTCACCCCATTTTTGACGTTGTGCCTTCGTGTCATTTTGATAGAAATCTTTTGTTACTAATTTACCTTCAATACCATCAATGGCATCTGCGTGTGTTTTCATATACTTTACAGTGCCATTTTCTTTTAACTGAACGATATCTGCCATTACGCTTCACCTACCTTTTCAAATGTAAAAACTGGTAATGCATCCAATTTTGCTTTATCCGTTTTAGACATTAAACCGTCTTTTTCAGCAGTGGCATTGCCAGGAAGTGTTGGAATAACAGTTGTGTCGGGTAATGCTTTTACGTCAGAAGCAGTTAAAACAACTTCACCTATATGACCATTTACGGACGAAACAGTGCCTGCTCCAGCACCACTAATTTTCCCATCAACAAATTCATTTAATCCAACAACGCCAGCTGTACTAGTTTGTACATCAATAGCTACGCCGTCTTTTTTCACTACATATAAATCAGGCATTTATTTCTTCATCTCCTTTTACTTTTTCAAACTCAACACCAGAACCACCTAGTTTTCCAGCTTCATAATCGGCTATGATTTTTAAAATTTTGTCATACTCCTGTTTCGAAATCATAATCCCATCGATAGGTAAATCTAAGTCTGCACGCGTAATAATTACTGCGCCTGTATGTCCATTCACTGAAGATACTTTTGAATTACCAGCCATTATCTCTGTTAATCCAAGGATTGCCGATACGTGTGTCATAGGAAAAAACTGACGTTTAATACCATTTTCATCAGTTTCCATCATTCTTTTAGCATCAACCATTATTTACACCTTCAATCGTAAAAACATTTTGTTTTGGATCATCAACTGTCGCTATGATTAACGCCCCTTCCTCGATTGGGAAATTGACTGTACCCACCAGTTCAACTTCATGATTCTTAGAAAATGAATCATCCTCTAAAATTTCTAACGTGTTTACATTGCCGTATTTAATGGTGTATAGCCGTTCCTCTAGCCGATGATACAAATAATCCATATCAGCCAATAAACGATCTGAAAGTGAATTATGGCGTACTCCTTGCACGTCCACACGTGCATCGATTAACTCAGCTAGCATTGTTCCGCCTGGATCAACAGTTTTTAAAATGTCCTTAATTGATTCAAACCACAAAAGGTAATCTGATTCTTGGTCATTTCGCCAAGCTTCAAATGTATCTTGTTGATTTTTACGCCATTTTTCAAACTCTTCTTTTCTAGCGTTCATCCATGCTGTGAAATCACCTTTATTTTCATTGATAAAGGCGGTCATATCCGCTATTAAATCTTCAATTGACTGCCAGTATGACCCCATTTCACCTTCTGTTTTAGAAGCTGCTTTAATGACGAAATAAGAAAAATTCTGTGTTGAACCAATTAATTCTTCACCGTTATAAATCGTAAAATAAGCTTCTTGGCGATGTAGCGACTGCATAGAATATTCATCAAAAGTGTACTGAATGATCCCACTACGCGCATCTACAACCGTTGCTGGCCGCTGAATAGGGTATTTATTACTGATTACAGATTCAAAAAATACCTTGCAATTAGTTAGATCTAATGGCAAAGCATTTTCTACGATATTTACTTCTAATTTTTCTGTATTCTTATTCCCCTGACGGACATTAATAATGCCGACATAATTATAAGGTTCTGTGGTACTTAGTGTCGCTTGCCATTTACTCATTTATTCACACCCTTTCTAAAAATTAATAACGTCTCGTGGATTAATTCGTTGCCATTGAGCGCCCTTCCATACTTCAAAGTGAAGATGAACGCCAGAAGCTAATCCGGTTGCTCCCATGATTCCCACACGTGAATTAGTTGTTACTTTGTCGCCTACTGACAAATCGACCGAATCCAAGTGACCATAATAGGTCCAGTAGCCATCATCGTGCTTAATTACTACGTAATTTCCGCCTGTCCCATCATAAGTGACAGTTTCTACTGTACCCGAGCGGGCAACATAAACAGGCGGCATACTTCCAGCAGGCATCGATGCAATATCAATACCACCATGAATCACATTTGTTCCCCAGCCAATCTCATCCCATTCTTGAGTGATAGTGTAACTAGAACGTACAGGATTAACCCACTTGTTAGTTCCTGGTTTTAAATTGTGTAGCAAATCATACCAGTATTGCGCCAATGGAATGCGTTCTGGATGTGTGACCGCTGGACGTTCAAAGTTCGCTTCAAATGCCATCGTGGCTGTGCCAATATCTGTTAATGCTTTGAACTCTGCAACGGAATATGGATAAGCTGCCGATGGAATGTATTGGCCATTATGCATATGCCAATCAAGCAACTTCAACTGCGTAGTAATGTTTCGATAGTCACCACTGATACCAGCTTGAGCCAATAATCGTTGTACATAAGCACGGCCACTTTCACCAGCAATTGGCGATGTCCATTGAACTAACCCGTAGCCAGGACCTCCGCCGCCTTCGTCAATGTCTGGCATAATTCCAGATTCTTGGTCCATGTTCCCTAAAATCCCAGCGGTTGCTTGTTCGCTGTATCCTTTTGATTTCAAGAACTGCCAAACCGCCCAAGCATTTTTCTCTTTTTCGGTTGTTAGCTCTGGTGGTACATCACCATCATTGCCGCCTGATCCATCACCAGGTATTACTTCTTTACCTCCGACAATCAACCTATCAACTGTTATAGTTGATTTGCTTCCTTTTGGTCCAAAGAAGTTAAAGTTATTACCAACAAAGAACTGTGTTAGACCAGTAATTAAATGACCTGCTCCTGATTGATTAGATAATCCAATAATTTTCTGAGGGTTATCTGCGACCAGTAGTAACGAATTGCCATCAGATACTACAAGATTTCCATTAACATCTCTCAAGTCTGGAAAAGGATTCCCTTTTGTTCCTATTGAGCCAATGTGGCTATTGCCATTCCAGAATTCTAATCCTTGCTTAGTCAATTCCATTATTTTCGTTTTCCCATTCCAAGCTTGCAGAGCGCCGTTAACTAAACGCAAAATATCTCCATATGCATTGAATGATGTCTCAAAAATATCAGATCTAATTTTACCAGCTCTGATAAAGTCGGCATTTAAAATACCATCAATGGTCCAAGCGTTTCTAAATGGACCTTTCCACCCAGTAGTTGAAAATCCGATGCCCTGATTGTTAATAGCGATAACATTCTTCGCGGTATCTGTGGAATCTGTATCCATAAAATAAAGCGTATGCGGCCTATTTTTAGGATATTGAAGAATACTACCACCTTTCACGCCATTGATTAAATCGGTAATGTAATCAATAAAGTTACTCATGTAGTCTTTTTTAGTTAAGGTTTTAATTGCTTCTTGAAAATCTTGACTTTGCTGTTTATAAAAAGCAACTTGGATATCTCCAGCAGTAATCTTTATTGTTTTTTCTGCTAAAGCATCATAGACAATCCCTGTAACTTTTGTTTGAATGTCAATATCATAAAACTTGTGATACACAGTGAACGTATCGAATAAATTATAGTTCCTCATTTTCGCAAATTCTTTTGCTTCTTCTGAATCTGTGAGTTTCTCAATTTCTAGTTCAATAGAAACTTTAGGCTTATCACTTCCTGGATATAATGTAGTGAAGTATTTACCTGCCACTTTATTTAAGCTGGATAAATCTTTTACGCCTTGATCTTCAGTGAACTGAACGTATTGAGCGTAAACATCTGGATATTTGTTGATATATTCGCTCTTAACCGCTTCTCCATAAATCCGTTGAGAAGTTCCGTCTGCACCACTTTGAAGCTCTGCAAATGGTAAAACTTTAGTAACAATTGATTGCCAATCAAATTTAATGGTTAATCCTTTTAAATCTTTACCATAACGAACAGTTCCAACGTTATCTCGTCCTCTACGTCTTAACAAAGATAATTTAAAAGGTTCTCGTTTGATTTCTCCACCCCAATATTGAAGCAAAGAACCTTGTTCACCAGCAATACAATTAAGTACGTTTCTAGCTTCGAATACCGTACTAGAAGCTGTGTTAATATCAGAATAAAGTTTGATATCGCATGGCTCGTCCATGTTCTGTTCGATTAATCTCATAGCTTCTGCACCATTACGATTATCAACTGTTACTAGCCTTACTTGTCTGTTTCCTAGTTTATAAGTACGAGATTGAGCATAAATGACAATACTATTAGTAAACGTATCTTTAAACGTTTGTTTGATCTCGAAAATGTGGTATTCTTCTAAGTCATTCGGCTTTGCTTTAATCTGATAGCCATTTTCAAAATAATCACTAAATCTGCTAATCGCTGGATAGTCCATTTCTAGTTCATATTTTCCGTTTGCTTCTTCAGTGATTTCGCAACGTGTCGCATCAATAAGACGTCCTAAGCCGTTTGTTGTAAAATCTTTTTCTCCAGGTTTAAAAATAACTGGAATCAAACTTTTCGCCTCCAATTAGGCTGAACTTTAAACTCTGTCACTTTTCCAGTCCAGCGAAAATTATTTTCTCCACTTTTTAAAATTGGGTAATCTTTGAAAAGTGTTTTATGATCCAAGATTTCAAACGCTCCACCTGATTTTCGATAAGCTTCTTGTTTTTCTGAATCAATAATGATATCTCCATCTATAGCTTTTAATGCATATTCCTGATTATTGATGAAAAAAGAAATATCCCCAGAACCCAAAATCTGAATAGTAGGTTCTGAAGGATATTTTTCTGTGTTTATTAATTGTTTAGGATTACTTGTCCAATATTGGCCAATACGATTTTTTTTGAAAGGTCGGATACTTACAGTAAACTCAAAAGGAATTAAAACCCCTGTTTTTCTTGTTCCTGTAAACTTTGGTGGACTTGTTACGATGGCTTGATAGATGTAATGTTCATCAAAATAGACGATAAAGTCTGAGTAGTTTCCCATATCGAGCCAAAACGAGATTTCATCTTCTAAGAAAGATACTTCTTGTAAATTTCTTGCTTTCGCATAGCATGTAATAGTGCGTTCTACATTTTTATAATACTCAAAATCAACAGCTATTGAATCATTACCCATTCGCTCCCTAAGCTCTACTACACGTCCAGCAGAAAGTCGTTCAGGTCTTTCTCTCATAAACACATTAAATTCAGAGCTATGTTTTCCATTAAGAAAAAACTGACCTCTTTTAAATTCCACCAAAAGCACCTCCTACTGCATCGCTATCTCTATTTTTGACAACTTGAATGTATTTAACTAATTTTTGAGCCATGCTCATTAATTGCTTATCATCTAATTCACCCATTGCTTGTAAATTAATGTTAAAGGTATCACCACCAAAGGTAGTCGTTGCATTGCTGTTGTTCTTATCTGATTTAGATCTTTGTGATTCCTGTTGATTAGCATATCTACCTGTGATAGAAAAATCCGGTAATTCCGTTGGCAAATCAGTCATTTTTTTAACCGATTTATCCAAAGTTCCTTTTTCTTGGTCAATGCCATCCACAACACCCAACACGATATTTTTACCAATCATATCTCGCATCCAGCGCGAAGGAGAATGAATATCTAAAGCTCCTTTGATTTTTTCTTTGATATTACCAGCTACTTCTTGAATTTTTTCCCCCACCGCGTTAATCATAGATCCAATACCATTGATCAATCCTTGAATGATATTTTTACCAATTTCAAATAAATCAACATGTTTTAAATCTTCAAAAGTTTGTTTTACATTCGACACTGTATCACTGACACTTCTTGTGAGATTATTCCATGCGTTTTTAGCACCTTGTACCATGTTGTTGAAGGTTTCTATTGTGCCATTTCTAATTCTATACCAGGTTTGAACAACACCATCTTTTATTCCAACCGCCGTATCAATAAGCCACTGTTTGAAATTGGACCATGTATCTTTTGACCATTGAACAGTTGCATTAAATGTATCAATGGTTCCTTGTTTTAGACTGTTCCAGCCATCAATCACACCATTTTTAATGTTTTCTACTGTTTCAAAGAACCAAGTTTTCAAACTTTCCCATATTCTAATTGCTTCAAATTTAATATTTATCCACGTTTCGATGATAGAATATTTAATTTCAATCCAAACGTTGATTGCTCCATATTTAATATCAATCCAAAGCAAAGTGAAAAATAACTTCACATCAATCCAAATCTTTTTAATTGTCAACATCAATCCATTAAAAATAGAAGTAACTGAATAGGAAATAGCTGTAACCGTATTATAAAAGATATTTTTAATCCCGAACCAAATTGTCTGAGCTGCTTCAGCAATATTATCCCAAACGGCAATCATGTTCTCTTTTGCTTCTTCCCATCCGCCTGTAATCATTGATGTAATGAAAAGTATCGGAGCTAACAGAACATTTTTTAGAATGGTAACGACATTTTCAGCGATCATTTTGACATTTTCAATGTTCGCTTTCATAGCGTTAACAACCATTTTAAACGCATTTTTGATTCCTGTTACATACGGACCAATATATTTCCAAACAAAATCAAATGCTGTTGTGAAAACATCTGATATTGATTTTCCAATACCCTTAAACCAATCTTTTGCATTATCAAAGCCGTTTTTAAAACTTTCTCCAACACTTTTAGCACTATCAGCAGCACCCTGCTTAATGTTTTCCCATGTGTTTTTTGAACCTTCTTTTGTTGAATCCCAAAGTCCACTAAAGAATTCTTTAGTACCATTCCATTTATTTTTAACCCAGTCGGCTGCATTTCCAGGTGCTTCTTTCATCCATGTGCCAGCATTTGAAAAAGCTTCTTTTGTGCCATCCCACATATTGCTGAAGAATTCCATTGTCGAATCCCAAGCTTTTACAACTACATCAGCAGCGCTTGAAATGACCTCCTGTATGTTTTTCCAAATGTTTTTAACAGCATCTCTAAAACCTTCATTGGTTTTCCAAAGATAAATAAACGCTGTGACTAACCCTACTACAGCAGTTAAGATTGCAACAAAAGGATTTGATAGCATTGTCTTATTTAAAATTGCTTGAGCTATCGAAAGTGCTTCTGTACCTTCCCTCCAAGCTTTAAATGCTGCATTCACTTTATTCACAAGCATCAACGTACCAATGCTACCCGCTAAACCCGCAAGTAGCGGTGCATAAGGTTTTAACGTATCATACAATGTTTTAACTGTCTTTATCATTGGCGGAATCATCTCCGCAAACTTAGATAAAGCCGCTTCCATCTTTGCGCCTTTATCAGCAATGATTTCGCTTATACTTCCAAAGCCCGCACTTTTTAAGCCTTCGTCAATTTTAGTAACAACATTGGCCACGCCACGAACGATCGCAGTTTTCATGTTAGCTAAACCAGTTTTAATACCCGCGGTAGAATCTTTAGCGATCTGCTCTAATGATTTAAGGCCTCCACCGCCCTCTTTATTCAATTTTATTAGAGAATCTTGGAATTCTTCAACTGAAATTGAACCATCAGAGAGACCTTCTTTCATCTGACCAGCAGTTAACCCCATTTGTTTCGCTAATGCGTTTAAAGCTGGGCCCAAACCACTGTTGATCATTGAGTTCCACGTTTGCGCATCTACTTTACCATTCGAGAACGATTGGGACAGCTGGATAATAGCATTGTCTACCATCTCTGCAGACCCACCAAAGCCGAGGATACCATTATTTAAAGCTGCGAAAATCTGTTCTGATTTTCCTAAGTCATTTGTAGACGAAGCAATTAATTGAACACCTTTAATAGCGCCATCTAACGGTGTAGGCAACCCTTGGATACTCTTCTTTAAGCTATCCATTGTCTTTGATGTTTCACCAGCTGAAAAACCCATATTTTCAAATACACGGTTTGCATTATTTAACGTATCTACACGATTAATGGCCCCATCGATATTGCTAGTGATCAACCCAATTCCTTTTGAAATAATTTTAGTTGCTCCGCTGGCTAAAAAGTTTCCAACAAATGACGTCCAAATAGATCCAAGAGAGCGGCCGCCTTTTTGTCCTGTTCTGTCAACCTCTCCATCAAAACCTTGCAACTTTTTTACTGCCGAATTTAGACCTTGGGAGAATCCTGATTCATCTAGTATCATTTTTAAGACTAAGTCTTCATTGTTCAATAAGTACCCCCTCCCTTCTTAGAACATTGTGTGTTCATCAAGGAATTTAAGTTCTTCAAATTCTTTAACAGCATCTCTGAACGCATAAAGCTTCATAAGTTCGTTCAAGTCTGTATTCTCAATTTCGTTTAGTGTCCACCCATTTTCAAGCAGTGCAATTTTTAACTCTGCCTCTCGGTATTGAGGGCTAAATTTAAAATGAGGATGATAAAGGAGATCTGTTACTTTTTTTTCTGATCAGAATAAACGGCATCATAACCGCTAGAAACAGACCCTAATAGTTGCCCCGTAATTTTTAAGATTTCACGTGCATCCATTCCGTCAAGAAATTCTTGGCCCGTAAATTGACCTTCAAAAATAACTTTTGCGATAAAGTCATAACACTTACGCAAGACAGGCCGAATTTCCTCCATGTCGTTTGTTTTGACGATTTCTTCTAGTTCTACTTGTAATTCTGTTGCATCTTCCATAACAGATCCTGGTAACATTTCAGCGGATTTGAATTGTTTAGTGGTGAAATTGCCTTCTTCATCTTTTAAGTAAAGTTTAATTGTCGTTTGTAATTTACTTGCCATTTTTTAATTCCTCCATATAAATAGGACGACACTTGGCCGTCCTTAAATTTTATTATGCATTAACTGTTACGCTGCATTCAGCTGTATGGTTGCCATCTTCAGTAGTGACAACAACAGTTGTGGTTCCTGCTGCTACTGCTGTAACTTTTCCTTGTACAGGTGTTACTGTTGCAATTGAAGTATCATTTGATTTGAATGAATAGTTTTTGTTTGTTGCGTTTTCAGGTGCAATTGTTGGCGTTAGAGTTGCAGTTTCACCAACCGTTAGAACTAATTCCGTTTTATCTAAAGTTACACCACTGACAGGATTTGTAGACTCTTCACGTGGATTAGTAACCGTAGTAAACCAATTTTTGATCATATCTAAGTCAACACCTTCATCGTCTTCATCGACTGAATACATGTATCCAACACCAGGAACATCAACAAATGAACCTGTCCACTCTGGATGAGTGTAAGATACTGAACTACCTTCTAGAGTTGATGATTCATCAGAAGTCAATGCAAATTTGCCTTTATAAAAAATTGTGTAGCGATATTTACCATTTGATTTACGACGGCGATAAGCAAATGCTCCATCTGGTGCAATATCATCTGCGGATCGTAAAACACCGCCTTTCAATTTTTCACCACCCGTAATTTCAGCTAAAACTTCATTCTGGTATCCATTTGTTTCCAAAGTAACTTCTGCACCACCAAATGCAACGTACTGATCTTGAACTACACTATCGCCATAGTCAGGCGTTGTTTCTGTTGTAACATCTGGTTTAATACTTACTGCAGTCCCGATTGTTGTTGGTTCTCCGTAAATTGGGAAAGTGCCTGTGTCGTCTGTTAGCGGGAACCATGTTGGTTTCTCGACAGAAATGACACTTACATTTTTTTTCACTGCCATCTATTCTTCACTCCATTCGATTAATTGAGGAAAAGCAACATTAAAATTAATATGTTGAATTCCATCTGTTTTAAATGCTTGATAATCTTCTGGAAATAGTTCGTTTCCATCTAGATTTAAGACATTAAAAAAAGCCTCACAGCTTTCTGTCAGACTCGTTACTAATTGTTTATTTTTCTTACTATCAACCAATGCGATATCAACGTTGTATGCTTTGTTCTGAACGTTTTGGCCAACGTTATCAGTCATGCTTTCTTCTACGCTTAAAACAAAATAAAACGGTTCTGACGATTGCATCACATCATCAAGATAGATAGGTGCATCCGAGAACTGTTTTATTTTGCTAGTAAGCATTTTTAAAATTTTATCGTACATACTCTATCCTTTCTTAGCAATGACAATCGCCATTTGTTTAAACCGTTTTGGAATATAAGTTGCATGAGCTAATTTATAAGACTTTTGTAACATGAATCGGCCTTTAACAAATCCACCATTCTTAGTTCGGTGCCCATCGTTTACATATTTAAAATATTTTTCATTGTTAATTAAGGCGCCAACAATTCTACCACTTGATGTTTTTCTAGCTTTAATGATTCTGTATCCACGTCTTAAATCACCTGTTTTAATCGGCGTAATAGGTACAATTAACTGATAAATCTTCGCTAAGGAATCATTGACCATCGCAATACCTTCTTTTTCAGCAATTGGTGTCATTTTCTTTAAATTAGCAATAACTTTGTCAGCATTCGAGGTCATTCTAAAATCACTTTTACTCATCGATTGCACTTCCTGTCAATGTCACTTCGATGTGACTTGGATAGTTAAAGGGTTTCTTTGCAAATAAAATATGCTTTTGACCTGTACTTTGAATGACAGTGATTCTGTCGGCCTTTTTCACATCTACATCAGGCATTAAAAACAATTTTTGATCTTCGTAAGTGATATTAAAGGTACCTTTGTTTTCAACAACTGGTAAGCTTCCAGCGCTACCCAGTCCACTTTGGGAAAGAGCACACTTTAATTTACCTCCGTGGATCGGTGAATACCCTTGCTCAGTGATGCCTGTTTCAGAATTTTCAATATCGTTCATTCTTTCAATGACACAAGTGTCAAGATAGGTCATTGCCAAAATATCCGCTTCATTCAATAGAAAAACACCCCACTATCACAGCCAATTAAACGTTTAATAGTGTCGCTGTAATTGCCAAGCAACGCTGTTATACTCTGCTGCGTAGTTGCATAGCTAATAGATGTATCACCGCGCTTAATGCTAGTTACAGCTTGTTCCGTTTCACTTTTAAGTGACTGATATAGAATTTCAATTACAAGCGAGGTAAGTAAATCCCAATCAATTTCAATCTTACATGTATTGTAAGATCCGATTTCCAAAAGAACTAGGTCTAAGACAGACGAAATACGCTCTTTTGAAACATTAGGTAGCATTTTTGAAACTTTTTCTATAATTACTTTTTTTTGTTCGTCTGTCATATAATCACCTAAATTTCTGTTAAATCTGCAGCTTCTTCTAAAATTGTAATAGCTTTTTTATCAGAAACACTCACTTCGATTTTTCCGTCAACTGCTGTAATAAATTTACGTGTTTCAGGATGAACAAAACCAACGAAATTTTTATTTTTTAAAACTTTGAATGTTTTTGTTGCAGGTTTCACTTCTTCAGTTACTTCTTTTGTCTCTTCGATTACTTCTTCTTTGACCTCTGACTTTTTAACCATAATTATTCTCCTTTACTTTTTAATTATTCACCCGGGGCTGCAGTTGCAAGGTTTAAGATTGCCCCTGAATTTGAAGCGTTGTATTCAATCGTGTATTCACCAACTAAACCAATACGTTTTGAATCAGTTGTTTTAGCTAATTCCTCTGCGCGCCATTCACGTAACGGACGTAGCTCCACATAGTTTGTATCTAACGCAATCATTGTTCCACTTGGCAGTGACGGCTCAATTAAAGCTGTACCTGATCCATAATTTGAAACAATTTTCCCTAGCTGCAATCCAAAAGCTACTTGATCTCCAAAGTTAAACACTTTAGTGCCCGCTTTATCAACTTCATCGGTCATTAAATCAACCATATCAGTCGAAACCAGACATAGTTTTTCTCCTGCATAACCTTTGTCAAACATAGTTTTAAACATTTTATCCACATCTTTACGTGTTACTGCATCAGCTGCAGACGTTTTAACTAAGTTATCAGAGTTGATTAAGTTAATTACACCAGCCATTTGACGACCTTTAGTACCATTTTCATTAGCTTTTACACCAATTAATAGCTTTTCGTTCAAATCTAACTTCATTTCTAATGCACGTTGAGATACTTGATTAGCTAATTCACTACCTACCCCATTTACATTGATAGCATCTAATGTACCTGAAACAGAAGTAGATTTACGGAAAATTTCAGTGTAGTTATTGAACCATTTACGCCCTGAATCTGCATCTGTATAGTCTCCACCTTCTAATTGCGCAGATGAATCTTCTCCATCAAGTTCTGATTCACGCCATTTGATCTCCGTAGAAGTTGCTGGACTAGTTTTACCAGCTCCTAATAGCCAGCTTAAAAAAGGTGTTGACGGACGTTGTAACGCATTGATTTCTTGTGAAATGTCTAAATATTCAAGGTTATTAAGTGTAGTTTTTTTCATTTATAAATTCCTCCTAATTAAATGCTTGTAATTTTTGCCCTAATGCTTCTTTAGGATTTTCAATCGGTTGCGTTGACTGATTACCATTAGCCGCATTAGTTTGTTGCAGCTTATTACCAAAAGCTTTACCCATTTCCATGTTTTTGATGGCTTCTGCATGCTTCTCGTTGATTGTTCCTAAAACGCCTGTGAACGCTTCTACAGCTTTCTGTGTGAATTCTGTATCTGAACTAACTAAAGTGTTCAACATGAACTGGGAAACTGAATCTTTCAACTCTTTATCAAGCTCTAATCCTGCAATTTGTTCAGCAACAAAAGCTTTATTTTCGTTCGAACGGCTCTTAGCTTTCTCTGCTTCAAACTCAGCTTTTAATTTCTCAAGTTCTAGCTGTTCTGGTGTTTTGTTCTTTTTAGCTTCTTCATATTGCTTCACAGCTTCCTGTTTTAGCTTATCAAGGTTATTCTGTTTCCAAGCTTCTAATTGTTTGTCTGCAGCACTTTGTGATTGAGATTGAATGAATTTCTGTGCATCTTCATTCGATTCGACAAATGCTTTAAAATCATCAATAGTGAACTCTGGTTCATTTCCCCCACCATCAGCAAACATCTGCAAATTCATTGGTAATAATTTTTTTGTTTTCATTTTGTTTCTCCTTTCGCCCCACGATTCGTTTGCACGCCCCGCATTGCTTTAGATTTATTTATTGCGCCCCACCATTCAATTAAGCCCAGCATTGCGCTAGTTTACCGTCATTTCGGACAAGATAAAAAGCCTAACTTTTGTTAGGCTTTAATTGCTCTTCTTCTCTTAGTAAATGCTCTTCATAATCTGCATCTAAGTAATCATACGGATCCATCTAATCACTCCCAATTCTTATGGACCAGTTCAGCGCCTAGCATTCGATAATCAGTGACAGCATCTTTTACATTTTGCAGAGTCCTAGACACAATCGAAATAGTTAATTTACTTTTTTTACCTGGTAAAGAATATAAAATATCAACGTGACAATAATTACCACCCCAAACTGTTTCAAGCTCATCTTTGACGATATTACCGTTGCCGTCTTTCAAAGTATGCTTGGTCAAATATCGTTCGTTTTCTTCTTCAAAAGCTTTTTTATAGGCTTTTTCTGTACCATTGGTAACTTCTAGATTTAACACTGCCTCGAATAATCCTTTCATTGCTATCGTCCTCTCCTATTTAATTTTATTCCCCAATTATTATTAGCGAATTCATCCAATAAATCACCGAACATTTCTTCATACAATTTACCTATATCATCACTAATTTCAGGGATTATTGGTATTTCAGTACAACGACAACGTCCATGATAAGGTGGATGCCAATCGTCTTTAATCTCTTTTCCGTGACGTCCACCACAAATAGAGCAAACACGCTCATCTTCTGCCGACCAGCTTTGTGTTTGCTTAACACCTACATCCTTTAGCGATTTTCTTACACCCTCTACAGCAAAATGTGAATATTCCGTTCTAACAAGATTTTCAATCGATCGATTAAACTTTCCTTGTTCCAACTTAAACATGCCACTAATAACACCATCATTTTTCATCGTTTTAAGAGCTTCCACAACCCCTCCACCACTTGCCAATGAATTAATAATGGAATTGCTCAAACGTTGCTCTAGAGTTGATATATTGCCCCACAAGCGAGATGAAAATGTTTTTCCGCTCCACGGATAGTTCATGATGCTTTCTAGTTCATTCTTAGTTAATCCAGGTGCTGAACCGCCTAATAATTGTATTAACGCATTAGAATTAGAATTGTAGATTCGTTTTGTAATGTTTTCTAAGTCGTTATTAAATTTACCATTGACATCACTGGATATCGCTTCACCTGCAAGAGTAGAAAAAATGTCTGCTCGTAATTGCAATAGACGATTGACCTTGGCATAGTCGTAAGATGGAAAATACTCATCTATGAATTGCTTATAAGCTTCATCTGATTCCATCAACTTTTCATAGTTTTTTTCGATATACTTGCGGTACTTTTCTTGGTCTCGTTTGCTAAAGTCTTCTAGCATTTCACTTTGTGTGATGTCATGTAAATCCGCTTGTGACAATAGCTGTCGTTGAATTTTAACTAAAGCACGTTCAAAAACAGATTCTAGCTCACTAAGAGTTTTCTTCTCTAGTTTCAAACGGGCTTTGTCTTCTAATTCTCGGCGTTTTTCCCAATAACGTTCACTAGCCGTTGTTTTCTTCTTCGTCATTATCCGCACCGCCTAGCTTGCCGTATTCCCCGCTTGGATAGTTTTGCCCTTGTTCTAAATTCATCATGTCCGCCTCGTAATCTGGATCTTTAACGAATGGAATTTGATTAATGATAGTACGTTTTGATACATAAGGTGCTAATTTAGGTAACGCCTCAGCAAGATATCCAATATCGGTTGGTAAACTACGACTAAATGTAAACACAATTTTAGAAACATCTACTTCTAATTTATCGTTAAATTTTATAAAAGCTGCCATCGTCTCTGCAACTTCTTTTAATCCTTCTTTGAAGTACTGCTCTTTCGTGTTTGTTTTGGCTTCTAGTGCTATTATTTGCCACTTGCGAGCTTCACCAGAGCTATTGGATTTAAATACTTCATCGTTGAAGTCGATTGACTTAGTGACTGTGTAGTAAAGCTTTTTCAATTGATTAAGATGATACTCGTTGAAATCTTTGTTAATATCTTTCGTTACATAGCCAACCTTAGCTTGTGGATCTGGCAAGTTAATAATACCTAATTGCTCCATCATTCTTCGTGCTTCTTTTTCATCCAATCGCGAGCCACTAATGGCCATGTAAGCAAGTTTAAACTGTTCAACTTCGTTTTGTTGGTCAGACAGGCTTCTGTCAAATGCATCAGAAAGTTCCTCTGCTACTTCAAAATCACAATAACGATTCGTGTTGTTTTTAAATTCTGATAGATAGAATGTTTCTAGTGGATTATCAGTTTCTGATGTCAATTTAAATGTTTCAGCCGCATTCATTAAATTTGTTTCCACGTATCTGTTATACGTTAAGATTTTTTTCTTAGTAACAACTTTCATTTCTTCGAAAAACTTCTTTTGGTGTGTGTCATATTTCTCTCGAATGAAAATATCTGCATTTTCATATTTTTCGGCTCTCCATGGCTCAACATTACATGCCCACAATTGCCACTCTCCCGCAGTTTCAACGGGTTCTAACAAACGAAAAGCAACACCACAAGCGCCTTGATATCGTGCCGTGTCCGAATCCAACATTGCGAATCGCATTTCTTTAACTAATTCTGCTAGTCTATCGAATTCTTTAGGTGTTTCTATCTTTGCGCTGACGTTACCTAAAAATAAATCCTTTGTTTTTTGAATTAAGGACTTTCTTTGTTCTGTAATATCATAATCCCATTTAACTGGGATACCTGTGAAATGATCAGCTGCTTGATCAACAATGGTGTTGTATAAGCCAGCGTGAAGTTTATTATTCACTTTTATAATTTTTGTGTTTGGTTTAGGTCTGCTATCAATCTCATTTTCTTCACTTGTATAAGCTTTGTATTTGCGCTCTCTGTCATCAAAAAATGGCTTCATCTCTGTTATAAAGTCATTTGGATCAAACAGCTCTTCGTTTATTTGCGTAGAATATTTCGTTCGTAGTCTTTTATATCGACTCAATGTTAAATTACTTTGAAACAATCATTCCACCTCCTAAAATTTAATGAAACTTACATTATTTTTCTCCATGTCTTCGCTAAAAGCGTATCTTGTTGCATCGATTGTGTGGTTATCTTTATCCTCAAGCCTTGGCTTAGGATTGCCATCTTTATCCGTCTGATAATCAATGTTTTCAAACTCTTTGGCTATATTGGGAGTTCTTAGTGGGTCGATACAAATAAAATCCAAATCATCCAACCATTCCTCGCCATACTGCACAGAGTCGGGGCCTTTTTTAACCCCAAATACATGGCTCATTCCGTGTTCATTGTTCAATTCTGCTATGGATTTAGGTTCTGCTGAATCCGACGCAATACGATCAGACTGATAACCTTTTGCTTTCGCCTTTTGGGCAAACTCACGATTACTGATTTTCACTCCATAGATTTCATCAACAGCATAGATGCCATTCTTTTTCTTATCGTAGTGCCATCGTACGAATGCTAATGGATCAGTAGCATAACCGAAGTCAAGACCGTTTCTGATATTATCAAAGCTAGCAACCATTTCATCAGTTATACAACCTTTTATTACTCGTAAATTATCAAACGGAACAACTCCTGAACCAATAGCTTGGCCGTCATACTCCCACTCAGCACGTTTCGGATTCTTAGCTCTCGTGGCATTAACTTCTTCAATAAACGCTTGAGCTATGAATGGATTATCCTTATATGTTGAATGATGAACGAAAGTATTCTTAGGTTGGAAGCTAGATTCATATTTCTTATTAACCCATGATTGTCGTCGCTTAGGAGGATTGTACGAATAAAAAAATTTATAAAAAAGACCATCTGCTAATTCACCACGTAGTAATGAGTTAGTTATGGTTTTTACATCATCTTCTGTTTTAAACTCGGCTAATTCCTCAATCCAAGCTACAGCAAATGGAAATCTTGAATCCTTTAATGATTTAATCCTTTCTGGATTCTGTGCGCCTCGAAAAACAATATAATTACCCCTAGGCTTATAGGTGATTTTCATAGGACTTTTATTTACTTTAAAATACTTAGACACACCTTGCTCCTCAATGGCCCACTTAATCTGTTCAAAAATAGATAACTCAATCGTATTATCAACATATCTAATGGCCACAGCATTTACAGGATATCTCATAATCAATTGAACGATTATGTGTGCTATGCCAGATGATTTACCTGACCCACGGCCACCTTTTTCAACAACATGTAATATATTTGAGTTTAATGCTACCCTCCAAGTAGTATGAAATGCTTTAGGAAGAAATTCAGATAATTTTTTACTCATATTCATCACCTGATATATCATCGATGAAAACCGGCATATCCATGTCTCCATTTGTAACATCTAAACTAGCTTTAACTTTTTCAGTTTGAACCTTCAATAGTAGTAATTTAGCATCACTTGCTAACAAAGCATTCTGTTGCTTAATAGCCTTTGTTAACTGATTGCTAATTCTTGTCAACGCATCTTCAATAGCCAGGATGTCATCTAACTTTCTAAATGTTTTACGAGTGACTTGTACATCTTTTAAAACTTCTCTCTTAACAGTAACCATTTTCCCATCAATTACCGACGGCTCTTTGACTTTCCGAAGCTGCTGCAAACGTTCAACTTCTTCATCGTTTAAGCCAACCTCTGCATCTTTGATGCGTTTAAGCATTCTGTATTGACGAATTTTCAGGATTCTTATTTCTTCTTCCAAAACAAAAAAAGGATCATCATTCACAGTAGAATAGATGTCCTTTTCTTCATCTGATAGCAAGTCAGCAAATATAGTTTCAAATTCACCAGTCTTCACAGCGTTTTTATTTTGTTTTGGAGCAGATGCGTTCTTGTTGCCTTTGTTACCTATAGCATTTTTGTTCCCAGGCGGCGCTCCACCTTTATTGGTAACGTTACTTTTTGAATTGGTAACATTACCTTTCAATTCAGCACTCCATTTATCAATCGATTTCCATTTTCTAATTTGAGAATCTGAAACATTTAACTCAGAAGCAATTTCCTTTAATTGCTTCTCTCCGTTGGATTCTAGCCAAATCTTTTTGGCTTTGTCACGTCTTGGATCACGTTTCCTTGCCATCCATTAACACCACCTCGCTTTTCATTTAAATGGTTGAGTTTAGTTTTATAATTTATGCAACGTCTTTTTTTGCTTGTTTCCATTCATTTTCTAGATGATTTCTAATTTCTTTAACAATATTACTTTGAAGAAGATTCGTATCAAGCTCACTTTCTGATATATACGACGGGTTTAACCCCTCATTATCCTTTTCATACTGAATTATCTCTGTTATTTTTTTCTGAAAATCATCCATATATCCAATTACTTCTCGATATTTATTATCATCAGAAAAATATAATAATAAATTAAAATACAATTCATATAAATTATCTCTAACTTCGATAAATTCATCAATCAGCTTTTTGTATTCTTCATCGTTGTTATCAATTGATTTTAGTAGAAAATAGCAAATAGCATTAATTTTAGATGCCTCTGCTACATAATCCCCAGATAATTTTCTTACATCTTTCATCCAAGAAAGTCTGTGAGCTACTATGACATTCGCATTTAACATTTTTTTATTCTGTTTTTTCTGTAAATATAAACTCACCATACTAATTAGTGCCGGAATTAGTGCCGGAATTATATAATTCCAATCAAATTTCATTTCACATCTCCTCAAGATATATTTATAAATAAATTACTGCCCCTCTTTAGCTTTATCCCATTCTATTTTTAAATATGCGCTTATATAATCTCTAATTTCTACAATATTTTCAGAGTTTTCATCCAGTTTTTTTAAAACTTCATTTTCTTCTCCATATGATTCACTAGCATTAATCTCTTTCAAAAAGCTAATTGAACTTGTGAATAATTCTCTAATTTGTTTATGTTCATCACTATCAGCAAAAAGTAAAAAAATTTGTTCTGATATTGATATGCTATTACTTACCGATTCATTCAATTCTTTTTTTAATCTAGTGATTTCATCCTTGTTTTTTTCTACCAGAACAGCATATCTTTGAGCATTGTTTGAATTTTCTTCCTTATTAAGTCCTGACTGTATACGTAACCCGTTAAGATTACCTATCTTTGAATTTTCTTCCTTAGAAATTCTCTCTATAATTACTGTTATTTTATAATAGTTTGAAATATATTCACTCACTAAACCTCTTACCAGAGCAATCCATTCTATTCTTGCCTTTGCCTTTAAATTAGCATCTATTTGTTGTTTTGCTATTTTCTTTTGAGTGCTTACATTGATGAAAACTCCTACAAATGTTAAGCATGCTGCAACAAAGCTGACTAGCGCTGCTATACTTGACCACTGAAAGGTTCCGTCTTTAGCAAAAAATATATTTCCTCCAGTTATACCTAAAACATTTAGACTCGTATAATAATTTATCGTTTTAGCAAATAACCAATAATAAAACATCTGTAAACATATCATATAATTTTAGCCTCCATTTTAATATCTCTTTATATTATTGAACATAAAAAAATATATTTCAATGGATATTTGCAAGTCTACAAACAAACACTCGCAAACCTATAGAAAAAAAGAGAAGGCTCTTCACCTCCCCTCTAAGAGAACGTATCAGTTTGCGAGTGATAGTGTGATCAGTGTTAGCAACGAGATAATATTTATTTTTGATTTCCTTACACTTCTCACATTACTAATTTACCATGTGAAATAACCTCGATAGTGCACAAATAGTGCAAATTATATATCTAAATTTAATTCTTTTGCGATTTCTTCAAAAAATATTCTTTGTAATTCGAAGGCCTTTCTTCTACTACAAAATATTTTTCCTTGATCAATTAATCCTTGCATAGTGAATCTAGGCCGTTTTTTAAAATGAAGCTCTTGAATGATAGTGATGGTATCCTCACACGATTCACTAAGCACTTTGTCAATGATGCGTTTATTCCGTTCTAAGCTTGCTAGCCGCCTGTCTTGTTCAATCGTAATAAGTAAATTGGCAGCAGCTTCATTATTTCCGCGTGATCCTTTAATGCCACTGTTCAAATCACTTTCTCTAAATGGATAACGTAATTCTTCTTCGCGTTGCCGAATATAGTCATCGGTTTTATAATAGTCTCCTAAAATATCTTTGATATAGTTAAATGTTGACGTCCGCAACTAATCATCATCTCCTAATACTGTTATCGGTCTACCATATTTCAAAATTTTCCATTCGCCATCTTTCATATTGGTTTTATTCATATAATTTCTTTCATCACGAGCAATTGTATAATCGAAAAATAAATCAGCTTGCTCTGATCCATGCAGGCACTCAACATAAACGCCGTCTACTTGACGGCCCAGTATATATAATTCTGGATAACTTAGCATTGTTGTTCTCCTTCAAGAGATATAGTCGCACCAGTGATTTTTAAGCCAATTAGTTTACTTAAAACCATAATTGCTTCATCCACTAGCAATCCATCTCGTTGAATAGAACTGGCACATGTAAAGCGGTCCATGCTTACAATCTCATCCACCGTAACAGGATATGGAATAGTAATGCATGCTTTTTTGGCAATTTGTTCAATAGCTCGGACATGCGATTTATTCGCTGCTAAAATATACTGCCCTGTTCTCGCTGATTCTTTAACTAGCTCTGTTGTTTTTCCAGTTCCTCGACCTTTAGCAATAATTTTCATTTATTTGACCCCCTCACTTAATCCCTAACACTACATAGCCATCTTGTTGGGCGTAATCAGTAATGTATGTTATTTCTGCAACATGAAAATTGCCTGTATACTTGCCATCTTCATATTCATTTAGTCGAAGAATATCGCCTACCTTATATCCACGATCATTTTTTCGAATTTCAAAACATTTATCACCTGAAACGATTGCTTCAAAATATTCAGGTAAAATTTTCAAATGGTGGATTCTGTCATTATCTTCATTTTCATACCAAAATTCGTCACGATCTCGTTCTAAAATAACATCTGATAACTTTTCTATTTTATTGGCTAATTCATTGGATTCTTTTAATGTGAACCAGCAATCGCGGAAACCACCACGAAAATCAAAGGCTTTAATTCCATCTTTGATTAAGAAACTGATAATCTGAACTTCTTTATTGGTTAAGTATGGCATTACTCATTCCCCACTTTCACAGCAAACGGCCAGTAACGTTCATCAATTGCTTTGATTTCTTGTTCTGTGAATTTTACTTGCTCGTAGTTGCCGACAACTTTTTCATTGTTAGATAAATAGAATTGATTTGTCTCAACATTTTTAACTAAATACTTCTGCAAATACAAAATATCAAACTTCACATAATACAATTGCTCTTTCTCGACTTCGTAGCCATGAATCCAAGCATATTCAAAAGTAGTTTCATTTTTATTAACCCATTTTGCTAGTTCTAGCTCTTTTCCTTCAAGATAAAAAGTTCCGTTATTTAACCAATTAACGTCACCAGTGTAGAGGTCCCTAAGCGTTAGATATTTATCTTTTAACTTATCTAACTCAATCGCTACAAATTTTGGAACAATAGCTTTTTCCTGTACTTCAAGCTCTTTTATGACCTCAATTGATGCATTTACTCCATCGTCATAACCTCTTGTCCATTCATCTTCTGCCTCGCAGCCCCCGATATCATAGAGCGCTTGAATTAAATCTTCTTTTTCTTGTTTATTCACCGCTAATCCCCCTTGAAACTGTTAAAACAGTAGACAGATGTCCGTTATTACGCAAATATTTCAATAAGTCCTCAATATCAGATACATCTTCATCTCCTCCGTAATAGATGCTTTCAATTATTACAGCTAAATCTATATAGCTTATTTTTAATCGTTTCACTATGCTTCCTCCTACTCATACTCAATCTCAGTATCATAACTGTTATAAATAACGTTTACGTGTTCGTTTACTTCTTCATCTTTCTTTAGCCAATATGGCCGTTTTCCATTTCTCAGAGGTATGCCAATACCATCGATGAAAGTTTCGTTATTATGCACAACGTTAAACGTGATATACTCTGCTATTTCTTCCAAAGTTTCATAGTCATAAAAGAACTGACGGAATTCTTTAAACCATTCCTCGTTGAAAAAATTTGGATCAAGCTCCACTTTCACTTTGTCACGTCTTACTAATTCAATATTAAATTGTTTCACTCTGCTTCCTCCACTCTGAAAAGTTCGTCTTCTAGTCCAGGGCCTTGATACTTCAAATATTCAGTAATTATTATTGGTTGTTTATTACGCCATGAAATTTCAGTAATATCTGTATTTCTAAGAACCACGATTGATGGCAATGCACCTTGTGCATTTTCATTAACATAACCCCACGAACCTAGGTCCATATATTTTTTAGGTTTCAGTGAAAAGAAGGAAAGATACTCGCTGTCGCAGTCTCTGACCACATATTTAAACCCTTTTTTTAAAGCTTCTCCCATAACCTCTAGCGCTTCGTCTCTTGATTTAATTTCCAATATTTTTTTTACTTGATCCCGCTCTAAATAATCACTCATTCTGCGACCTCCAATAGTTCTGGGTTATCCCATATATTTCCGATAACTTCTAATGAACTAGTTCCGTCAAAAGTATTAGAAACATCAATAAAATCATAGTTGTCATCTAGTTCTATTCCATCGATAAAAAATTGATAACAGTCTCTTTTCACGATACCTAGATAGCTATATTCTCCATCTCGATACTGAACAATATCACCCTCAAAAATTTCAACGCCGTTCTTGTCTTTTAAGCCTGTTGATTGCATAAGTGGCAACTCTTTAACATGTCTGAAAATATATTCCTCTTTTGACGAATACAATAAATCACAGTCAATTTCATTTTTATTTCTAACGACTAATTCACCTTTATACCAACCGTCAACTGTTTCGATTTTTTCTCTGTAAAAGTCATAAATCATTTTTTTGTTAATATCGTCCCACGCTCTAAACTTTGGAATCATCTTCTTCACTCGCTTTTCTTTATCTGATTTTTATTAGTAGACAGGCCGCTTTTCACATGGTTCATTAAAATTCTCTGCGTTTATTTTCCAAAAATCGTTGACGGCTTTTTCATATTGTTCTGCGTTGTAAGAATAGCCTTCGTCATCTTTTGACAAATGAATTAAATTGTTATTGTGATAAATAGCAGCAGAAAGTTTGTTATACAACGGCTCATGGTCAAGCCACGACTTGCCTATTTCCATAACAGTGACAGTTGGACCTGTGCTTAAACCACTCAAAACTCTGATTTTTTGAGACATCATTTGTAATTCCCATGCACGAATTTTATCTGACTTTCTTATCATCTTCTTCACTCGCTTTCCGTTTAAAAATATAAATTTATATGTTCAAAGACATCTCTTTTTTTACTAGTGGTGTAGTTGTCAAAACGAACGAACAGCTCTTTCTTTACATTATTTGTTAAAAACCTAACGGAATATCCATACTTAATTCTGCTTATTTCGCTGGCATCTCTACATATTTTTTTCAGTTCATTTTTCGTTAGTTTAACGCTAAAACCTAGCACTATATCAGTAACACCATTCACGGTCTCAGTCTTAGCGGACCAATCGTCATTACAATAATGTCCATAAAGTTGCCAAAGTTTATCATTATCTAACTCAAGCAAATTTATTTGCTCATTCATCTTCTACACTCGCTTTCTCACAAATTCACTGGCTCTTTTTTATAACCAGCATCGATTAAAATACTTTCAATTACATAAAGGTCCGTTTTCTGCTTTAAACTAGCCTTAAACTTCTTCGCAATATTTCTAGCTGTTTCTAAAGAAACGACTTCATATGTTTTAGCCAATGCATCCGCAATAATAGCGGATGTTGGCGTGTAATATATCTCTAGCAAAATGAACACTCACTTTCATTTCATAAATCTAATTTAAATGTTCAGCTTTATATTCCCAGAATTTGTTTCTAGGCATTCCTAACGCTTCTATGATTGCATTCACTGAATATCCTATCCATTGCAAATACAAATATTCTTGAATGGTGAACTTGTCTTTATCAATTGAGTTGATTGGTTTAGATTTATCCATTGTTTGCTCACCAATATCCTTACCAAGCATTTTAATTTGACGATAGACCATGCTTTTTGGATGTTTATACCAATCTGGGTTTTCATTCATTAACTTGAGCATTTCTTTTCGCTTTTGCTTTTTTTCAGCTTGAATACGTGCTATATCTTCAAAAATTACACTGTTCATTTTTTAACCTCCTAAAAAGGCAGATCATCATCGCTAATGTCGATTGAATTACCTGCACCTGCGAACGGATCTACATCTCCACCAAACGACATTTGTTGGCTGTTATTTTGCTGATTTAAGCCTTTGTTTTGATTCGTGGCATAATTACTCTCGAAATTATTTTGAACGCCTGTAACGCTATTCTGCGAACTCTGAACGCTATTTCTATTCTCATTGGTGCTTTTTGACTCTAATAATTGGAAACTCTCGCAAACAACTTCAGTCACATAGACACGTTGGCCTTGTTGGTTGTCATAATTACGAGTTTGAATTCTGCCAACAACTCCTAATAATGTTCCTTTACGAGCATAATTAGCCATTGTTTCAGCAGGCTTATGCCAAATTACACAGTTGATAAAATCCGCTTCTCGTTCGCCATTTTGGTTTGTAAAGTTACGGTTCACAGCAAGAGTAAAGCTTCCAACTGCAGAACCACTGGCGGTGTAGCGTAAATCAGGATCTTTTGTCAATCTTCCGACTAATACCACATTATTTATCATTCAAATCACTCTCCTTAACGAACACACCATTGACATTTTTTCCCTTACGATCTTTAATCTCGTTATATGCTTGGTTCAGACATTCGTATAAATCCATATCATTTTGCATAGCGAGAATAACTAGTGTCACAACAACATCACCGATACCATCTCTTAAATCATTTTTATTATTTCTTGCTAACGCTGCTGCGACTTCTCCGACTTCTTCAACCACTTTTAGCATTTGTTTCTCAGGCTCTGCGATATCTAGATTTTTTTCTCTTGCCCATTTCTCAATTAATTTAACTAATTCATTCATCATTTACCCTCCAAGTATTCTTTTATTTGTCTATCAAGCTCAGCTTGTTCCTCTGACGAAAGTTTCTCTTCTTCTTGCTTCTGATTGTTAGCCCACTCAGGTAACTTTTCTTGTCTCATTGGCACCTTAGAATAGGCTGGCAGTTTATTTGTTTGAGATAAATCATATTCATCGTTATAACGGTCATCACGTATCCAACGAAATAATTCTTGTGGATGGTACCAATCGTTTAATTTAATATACGCAAGATAGTCTTTATATCCTTTTTTAAACGACTCTAAATCTTCTTCCGTCTTGAACTTCTTTAAAAATTGTTCTCTAGCTTTTTTCTTGTTGGTTTTCTTTGGATAAGTTTTCCAAACTTTTTCGAATAATTCAGGCATAGTTGAGCTCGGCTCAACACTATTCTTTTTTTTATCCTTAACTAACCTATCCTTACCTAACCTAACCTGTGTATCCATTTGGTATCCCATGCGGTTGTCATCTGGTATACCAAGATGTTTTTCACTCTCTATAACCTCGGTTTTAAAGGTATATGCCTTACTATTTTTCTCAGCTAATTCAGCCTTTTCTTCTTGATATAGAGTTGGTTTGTATCGATCATTTCGAATATAGTTATGAATTTTCCAATGCTTGATAACAATAACTCCGCTATCAAAAACTAAAATGAATCTTTTGGCCATTAATAGCTTTAGATCATCATCTCCACATCCAACCATTCGTTGGATTTTCTTAGGATTATTAATAAATCCATCATCATCCGCTCGCATTGACAAATGAAAGTAAAGAGATTGAGTTGACAGCGGCATGTCTAAAAATGCATCGCTATCAATGATGGTCTTTGCAAACATTCTTCTTTCAGCCACCGTTCTATCCTCCTATGTTTAACTTTTTACGTTCTTCGATGTTTAATTTGACTGGTTTAATTTGATACTTATTCAAAAAGTTCTTAGTACCTATTTGTTGCTCCTCTTGATGGTGCTGACGACATCCTGCATAAAATGTGAATGTCTCATGATTAATCTTTTTACGATTACGTCCCATACCAACAACTTCAATATGGCAAACGTCAGCATGCTTACCGCAAATACAGCACTTACGATATTTCAGACAGTAATAAAACCATTTGTTGTTTTCAAGCAAGTATTGGTATCTTTTTTCCAGTGGTATATCGTTTTTCAAAATAAACTCAATCAAGAAACCGATCCACTCAGTCGCTTCATTCTTGGTAGCTCTACTATGTTCAAAATAAACACCACTCTTAGCCTCGTAGTAGTATTTCAAGACACTTTCAATCCATTTAGGTTCGTCATAGCTCCAACGTGCCACATCGGCTATTAGAACGTGAGAAAGTGCATTCTGTTTTTGAGACATCTGTCGATTATCTAAGAATTCAACTTTCGCTAAATTATCATCGTTATTAGCCAGAAGTTCGAGAAAATTTGAATTTATTTCATCCTCAAATTCGATGACCAATTTATTTCCTATGTGGTTTATGATTTTTCCAATCACTCAATCACTTCCACCATAATGCCACTATCAACTATGAACTCATTAAGTGCTATTAATTGACTGTGCGACCCTGAAAGTCGTAATGTTACTGTATTTTTATTTGTATCTTCTACTTCCGCTTTCGGTGATAGTTCACTGACTATTTCTCCTGTATTTTTGTCAATTACTTTATCTTCTACGACTGTTTCATTTAATTCTCGCATTGCTGCTTCATATTCTTCATGTGCTTTCTGTTGTTCTATAGCCCTTTCTTCAGCGGCTTTTTTCTTTGCTAGTGCAGCATCAATCTCAATCATCAATTCTGCAGCTGTTTTTCCGTTATCAATTTGGCTTAACCACGAGTAAGGCTCTAATCCTAGTGCCTTTACATAATTTTCTATAATCGCTTTTTCTCCTATAACTCGCTCTTTTTCTTTAAAAATCATTGTCATATCGGCAGCAATTTCTTCTAAAGTTTTTTTATTTATTTCTCCTTTTGCAGTAAAAGAACTCTTATTTAACCAGTTATTTCTAATACCTACTTCTTCTAACTCAACACTATAGTTTTCTGACATTTCTTTAATAGTATCTTTGATTTTTTCAAGCCTCTTAGAACGTTCTGTTTCTTCATATAATTGGATACTTTCGTTGATGCCATCACTTACTAACTTAATTTGTCCAACATAAGTTTTAATTTTGTCTTCAAACGATTTCAAAGGTTTGTTATACTCGTTTTTTATTGCTTTGCGCTCATTATCTAAAAGTGTCGCCACTTTATTTAAATCCGCTTTTGCTTGCTTGGCTTCTGGAATATTCGCATCTGTAAAAATCATACTTGAGTAATGATTTACTGCTTTATCAACCATTTCTTTTAGTTGCGATTCGTTCTGAATTGTTATTTCACTGGCTTTAAAATCTACTTTAAACTGCACATTTGTTGTTAATTCATTTGTCATTACCTTTGCCCCCAGTTAATATTTTTTACTTGATCATTTGTATTGTTTTTATTGATCTCTATTTCATAGTTACTTTTCCACTTATTTAACTGTCTCATTGCTTCTGGATACTGTTTATCTGTCATACTGTCTAATGTTTTTGCACCAACATGTTGCAACAATCCATTTCTAACAACTTGCATATCGCTTGAGCTTAGTTTCGCTACTTTTCTTATTAAATCGTTCATCTCTGATATTTGTTTACCATTAACCAAATTTATTGGTTCTTTAGCATCAAGCTTCTTTTGAAATGAATCAGGATCATCTTTATCTGTTGCAATATTAAAAAATTTCAATAAAAAATATTTTTCTGCATAAGTTAATGCTTTACCTACACCCTTCTCACCAGCAATATCAACACCTTGTGCATACCACTTTGATTCCAAAAAATCTTCTGGATTATCAATATTAATCCAGCGCATAGTCATCTCAAGTTCAGTAAAATATGTTATTCTTTGTTTCTGTTCTGTCTGTTTCGTGTACTTATTGTATTGATTTATAATCTCTATCTGGTCCTTAACTTTATGGCCTGTAATTGCTGGTTGTAATAACAATCCCATTTCATTAATTTTTGAATGTAAAGCTCCTAGGACATCACTTGATCCAACATAATTAAATTGACTTCCTGATTGTTCTTTTTTTAAATAAGATACTTTTTTTCTTACTTCTGCTAATCTTTGATAAACATTTAGTTGTTCAGCCATTTAACAAGACCTCATTTCTGTGATATAATTTTTCTTGTATAATTTTTGTATGCGACTTATTGCTTGCCGGCTTAAGTCGCTTTTTTGTCGTCATGCGACACCTCTGCGCTCTTTTTGTTGCGCAATGTATATTTTATTTTTTTGTTGCTTGTACCATAAATCAGCAAGTTTTTTTGTTTGTTCTAATTTGTCTTTTCTTGTCATTTCTTAACCTCTCTATCTTCGAGTGCCAGATCATAATACAGTGTCCAAATGATGAATAAGCCGATATATACATTTTGGATAATCGGATTAAAATTTCCGCCTACTATCAACCCCAATCCGAAAACGATTAGCAACACTGCAATTCTTCTTAAGTTATAAATTTTTCTCATTTCATTTCTCCTTAAATATGCATTCTATTTTGAATCTCTAAGTATCTTAAAAATTCAAGTTCTTTTTCAATTTGATATGCTTTTCCTTCGGTCAGTTGTTCTGATTGTCTAAGCGCTGCTCTATCATCTTGTAGCTGTTTACGCTCTTTTTTGATTTGGTTGAGTATCCAGCTTTCTTGTTCAGTTGTATAAGCCATAATATTCTCCCTACGCTATGTCGTTTAAGTCTAAACTCATTTGTCTTACAACTGTTTTTGTGGCTGTGGAAGGCTCCCAGTCATTGATATATTCAATTACCATTGGATAATGTTTTTCTCTTAATTGTGATCTGGTACCCACGCCTGTAATTTGCTTAATACCTGAATTAATATCTTTGAATAACTTTCCACGCTGTTCCTTTGTGATTTTCCCAAATCCTCTTGCAACTTCTGCTACTCGTTGATGAACTCGACGTGATAAGTAGCCATAATCATCTGCACCGATTTTTTGATTGTCTTTTAAGTCGGCTACTTCTTTTTCAATTACATCTACACGCTCATTTGTTTCTTCATTTGCTGATAAAGCAAGCATCGCCAATTCTCTTTGCGAGGTTGGAAGTTTAGGCTGTTGAATTTCTTTTTCCATTTGATTAAAAGCTTCAATATATTTCAGTTTGAATTCCAACACTTTTTGAGAGTTATTAAAACCTAATACTGCTAGCGTAAATCCATCTCGATTCATATAAACAACACGGTAAGCCTGTTTGTTTTGCGGATGAATATAAGTGTCTTCACAAAATAGGTCTGCATATTTTTGTGCAAGCCCCTCTTTCAAATCATCAATTGCTTTTAAAACAGCTCTGTGTTCTTTTCCGAAAGTTTCAGCAACTTGTAAACTACTTGTTACTGCTTGTTGATCTTTCATAATTACTAAATTGTTCATTTTTAATTACTTCCTTTCTTTAAAATATCTGCAAAATTTTCATCTAAAAATTCAAGCATTTTTCTTCTCTGAAAAAGATAAGTATCGCGACCGTCCCCTGGATAATAAACAAAACCATCTTTATTTTTATCTACATCTAATATTTTTCTATATCTGGGATTTTTCAATACATTACTCGTAAACCATTCATATCCACGATTTACCCTATCTAATACCTCTTTTAACGTCATCCAGTTTCCTGTCTCATCAGCTTTTTTTAATTCTTCATATTCAACTTTAGAGATAATAACGTAATCCGAAGGAACTGGAATTTTAGCTTCTAAGTATTGTGTTTGAGACATATAACTAAACACCTCACTTTATATTTAAGATTTTTTTGATTTTTTGAACTTGCTCTTCTGAACGTCTGCGACCATGAAGGATATCTGATAAGTATGGGCTTGAAATCCCTAGTTGTTTTGCTAACCAAGATTGGGTTTTTCCTGCACGAATTAGAGCTGCTCTTACGTCAATTGCTAAGTCTTGTGACATATTTATTGTTCACTTCCTTTTATTTTTAATTTGTAAGCTAAAAAATTAGCTAATTTAATAAAACTTGTTGACACTTTTCCAACTATAGTGTACTATTTATTCATAGCTAAATAAGCCTTATAAAGACTATTAAATAAACACTTTTACCGTTCCCCAACGATTTTTATGTTTTATTTATTGGTTTTATTCGAGAACTTATTAGCTAATAAATTAGCTTACGAGAAGAGTATATCCAACTTTAGTTAGATAGTCAACTATTTTATCAAACTTTTTTATACTTTCTTCTTTTTTAGCTATAAGAAAGCGTGGGAATACTGATATGACAACCTTTGAAAGGATACAAGAACTTGCAAAAAAACGTGATAAAAATTTAAAAGAGATATCCATAGAACTTGGTTACAGCAAAAACTACTTATATACGTTAAAAACTAAAGAGCCTGCCGCTGACAAACTAAGAAACATTGCCAATTATTTTAATGTTTCTGTTGATTATTTATTAGGTCGTACTGAAAATCCAAACTCTGATAACATAGAAGAAGATGAAATCGCAACGTTCTTCCGCGTAAATACTGAGGATTTGACAGAATCAGAAAAAGATCAGCTTAGAGAAGAGCTGAAAGAGTATTTAGAATTTATGAAGTCAAGACTTAAAAACAAATGATTGGATGAAAGCTTATGAATTTAGACTACGATACTTATTTTGAATATCATGACCAGGCATATATTATCATAGAAAAGGTAGCAAATTATTACGGAATAGAACTAAAAGAATTACGATGGAAACACTACAGAGATTACATGATTGACGTAGAAAATGTTGATATTATTCCTTATAAATTTGGAGAAGTTTCAAGAAAAATATTTTCTGGTAATATAATCAGATTACATGATCAGTGTGGAATATCCTATAATTCAACAATGGTTAAAGGAAGACAAAATTTTTCAATACTTCATGAATCTGCACATTATTTTTTTGATATGAATAAGGATTGTAAGTCTCAAAGTTTTTCAGACTTGTTGTCAGGTAAAGGATATAGTGATGAAGATGCACCAAAAGAATTGCGAGCTAATATTTTTGCATCACTTGCTTTGATTAATAACGAAGCTCTAAAAGAATGTTTTAGAAAGCGAATGTCTTTTTATCAAATTTGTGATGAGTTTGAAATGAGTGCAGCTGCACTCTATGTTAGATTATACGATTTCTTAACAAAATTTATTTTGTTAAATCAAAGTTTAGCCAGAACAGCAATAAATCAATTTAGATATAATTATGATCCATCAAAATTAATAAACTATGTAAAAATGAGCTTGTGAAAATGAAAGGAAAAATCGCAAATGAAAAAGATGATTTTGTTAGGTTTGTCTTTAATAATGTTGGCCGGGTGTTCTTCCGAAACGAAAAAAGAAGTAAAAACAAAAGAATCATCCGCAACTGTTACATCCACTACAATCGTTTCATCTATTAAAACTAAAGAGAAAGAATCAAGTTCAACAGCTGAAACATCTAGCGTTTCCACTTCATTTGTTGAGGAGGAAACGCAAACACAAGTGAGTTTAAGTGATTTTGTCGGAGGTTGGGGTATCCCCCAAAGTGATAATTTATTTTTTATAAACGCTGACGGAACGCTGACTAGCACCACTCAATCAAATGTTCCACTCCAAAATTTAAGTTTTTCTATTGATGCGAATGGTAATCAAACAATGTCATATGTTTTGAATAACACTGCAAGAACATTAGTGAAAAATGCAGATGGCACTTTAACTGCTGGCGGACAGGTTTATAGTTATCTTGGAAATATTACGATGGAGCAACTAATAGAAAGAAACAATCAAGGGCAGCAAGCAGATGTGCAACCTTCTGAACCACAACAACAAGCTGAACCTACGCTAGCACCTAGTGAAGAACCTCAAAATTCCGAACAACCTGAAGAACAGGCAGTCTATGACCAATTGGGACAAAATGAACTCGGACGTGACTTTGCAGCACGACACGGATTAACTGTTGAGCAATTAGAAGAGCTAAATGGTGGAAACTGGGGTTATTATCCTGGAATGACTTTAAGAGTTAAATAAAAAAGCTTGCTATTTAGAGAGTGAGAGAATTTCATTGCTTCACATTTTGAATATTCAGTATTGTACGATAACTCTACAACTTTTCATTCAAAATTCGAAACTGAAGCTGATAGAATCGCAATTATGATTTTACTAAATATCTTTATTGAGAACGAACTGACTGATGAATCTCAGTTCAAATTAGAAAATTTCATGGAGTTCTACTCTATCAATAATAAGTTAAGAACAGAATGTTTTAATGTTTGCCAGTCTTATTTCAAGAAAAAATACTCTTACGCACAATAAAAAAGCCCGTGCTGCAACACGGACTCATACCTCATTTCTGAGATCACAAATATATTATAACAAGAAATGAGGAAAATTTAAATGTCAAAAAAAGTTATGGGTCAAGATGGAAAAACGTACAAAGTAAAAAAACCTTTCTACAAAAGAGTTTGGTTTTGGATACTAGCAGTAATTTTAATTGTAATTATTGGTTCTGCTTTAAATGGTGGATCAGATAGTAATAGAGCAAGTGATAATGGTGGCGAAAAAGTAACTAAATCTTCAACCTCTGCTTCATCTTCTAAAGAAGAAAAAAGCGATACCTTCTATAAGATTGGTGACACTGTAAAAGTTGGTGATGCTGAATATACACTAAATAGTGTAGAATTAACTGATGAAAGAAATCAATTTGAAGAAAACCAACCTGCACAAGTAGTAAAAATTACTTATACCGTAAAAAATGATGGTGATTCAGATATCCCTGTAGGTATGGATATTGAAGTTTACGGCTCAGACAACAAAAAATCTGAAACTTATCCAAATGATAACACAATGGGCTCCGTCGCTCCTGGGAAAGAAATGGATTGTGTTGCTCACTTCGGTTTAAACCAGACAGGCGAAATTGAAATACATTTTAGCCCACTAGTATCTTTTGAAAAAGCTGCTAAATACAAAGTACCTGTTTAATATTAAGTAAACAAAAAAGCGCCATCTCTCCCTGTCCAAAGTTTGAGATGACGCAACTATAAAAACAAACCTAAAATAGGCCTATTTGCTATGCCTATTTTACCAGAAAACAGGAGGAATAGGCAATGGCCAGATTTATAAAGCGGGGAAATTCTTGGCAATACGAAATATCTTATAAAAAACAAGATGGTACGCATAGCAAATTAAGAAAAAGCGGGTTTAAAACTAAACGAGAAGCCAAAGAAGTAGCTGATGAAATTGAATATAATTTAAAAAAAGGGCTTCAAGGTGATAAACAAAATATCTTGTTGTCTGAATACTTTAAAGATTGGATGAATCTATATAAAAAAGATGTCGTTTCTGAAATAACATACAGAAAATACAAGGATACACTCAACAATATAGAAAGATATATGCCAAATATAATTCTTTCACAACTTACCCGCCCATTGTACCAACGATATTTAAACAAGTTTGCCGAAGAGCATATGAAGTCAACTGTCATTAAATTTAATAACCATATCAGAGCATCGCTTAAAGATGCGGTTGAGGAAGGACTTATTCTATTTGATCCAACTAGAAAAGCTGTAATTAAAGGTAAAGAATCAGATAAAACCAAAAATGATAAATTTTTAGATTACGGTGATTTTAAACGGTTAATGGAATTAGCTGAAAAAGGAATTGACCCACACTACGCATCGCCAATTATGGTTGTGGTAGCTGGTGCTACAGGTATGCGTTTTGCAGAGTTACTAGGAACAACTTGGAACGATATAAATTTCGAGGATGAAATAATCGATATTCATAAAACGTGGAATTACAAAATGAATTGCTGGGGAAAAACTAAAAACGAAAGTTCTGTACGTAAAATAAAAATTGATTTTCATACTACTCAATTACTAAAAGAATACAAGAAAGCTCAAAAAGAATTGTTTGATAAACTAGAGGTACAAAACCCTGAACAATTTATCTTTTACAATTCTCAAAATGGACTTATTTCTAATAACGCAGTAACTAAATATTTGAGAAAAAAACTATCTGAAATAGGTGTAACAAAAAAATTCACCTTACACGGTTTACGTCATACGCATGCTTCAGTTCTATTGTATCAAGGCTGTGATACTATATATGTTTCTAAAAGGCTAGGGCATTCAAGTTTAGATACAACAATAACTACTTACTTACACATTATAAAAGAGCTAGATAACAAGAATGATGAAATGATTGATTCTGTATTCGATAAAATCTATAAAAGTAATTAA